AGAATTGCATTAAGTTGCCGACCTCAACACCTCGTAGAACACGCCCTAAAACGCCCCCAGATGCCTCTGTAAAGGCCGATTGACCTGCTCTGTGAGTGTGCCCACACACCACGCTCTTTCCATGCCTCCTAGCGGCTTCTAAGGCCGTTAAACCGGGTGTAGGCTTTACGCTACCCTCATCGCCATGAATGGCTATCCAGTCAGGCGCAAACTCTAATGGCTTGCGATGGAACTTTATGCCTAGTTCATCAAGCTTCATAAACTTTTCGAACTTCAATTCCGGTAATGCTAAGAATGCTGGAATCTTCTTCATAATCACATTGTATAGGCGGTCAGTGTGATTAGACCGGATCATGTCTGTTACTTGAAGATCCCACAATATCTGGACAGTCGCATCACGATCACTTCCCAATGATTGCTCGAACCATCCTGGAGTTCCTTCGGTCCATCGGCTGATTTGGGGTAGGTCGATCTCATCGCCGATAGTAATGACTTGGTCTGGTTTGAATCGCTTAATAAACGATGCAACGTTTCTAACTGCTCTTTCGTCATGATAGGGAACTTGCAAGTCCGATATTACGACTATTTTTTTCAAGGTTAGTCCTCATCGTCCTCGTAGTAGCCAGGTTGGTCTGGCAACCAATTAGGTGTTGGAAGTATTGTTGCAGGATAAGTTGCTGGGGCGGTTATTAGGAAGAGCGCATGATCTACGGTAAAACCAGCACGGCGTAAACTCTTGTAGTATTCATTAAGCCCGATGGCATACTGATCTAACGCTGAATAATCAGTTACGTCAATAACTTTTCTGCGTCCCATAATTAAATTATCGCTCTAGAAGTATGTTGTAAATCTCATCGACACGCGAATTCAGTCGCTTAATTTCGCCCAGTAAATGAGTAATGACGTAACCGGATAAACCACCAATAACGGAAACTGTCGCTATGTATAGCGTAAAGAAATCTTGTTGGTTCATTTTTTAGGAGTTGCGTATCCAAACACGCCCGCTAGAACTGCCCAGAGAATGGCACGATAATCAACGTCAAAGTTAGAAGCTGCCCAGGCTGATAAGAATGCTCCAACAGTTAGAAAGATAGGGTTCTTGATATTCATTACTCTCCTAGGATTGGTAGTTTGAACTTGCGTTTGTCTTGATCTCCCAGTGCAGTAAAGCTGATATGAATATGAGAAGTATGAGCATAACCCCGATATGGTCGCCACTTCCAGAAAAGAATTGGGCTTGCTATTTTCTTGTTGTAAATTACATAAGCTAGTCTTTTATCGGTCTTGCCCAAGATTCTAAGTTGATCTGCCAAATAGTGTGCGTTATTGGCTGCCCCACCCAAATCGCTATCAACATCGAGGGCACGAACTGCCCCCGTAGAAATGCAAGGGTTATGATCCGACTTAGTTGCTGAATGGCGAGAATCTCCGATCCATCCATCCGAACGCTTATCTCTATCTGGGAAGGCAGCATTAATCTGTTTCCTTAGAGTTTCAGCGGATTTGGAAAGAAATGGTTTCATTACTTTTTAAGGTATTTTTTCAATTCAGTTGTTAATGGTTTGGAGTATTCCCATTTTTCAATGAATTCGCCAGTTCCATCCGAATCATCACGAAGCACGATAAAACTTCTATGACCAAAATCATCAGAGATTAATTCAGGATAAGCTTCAATAATCTTTTCATAAAGTGTCATGTTATGCTCCTAAGAAATAAGCGTTAAAACCAGCAGCTCCGCCGGCTTTATAGAAAGTTTGATTTGAACCTGATGGTTGATAAACAAAAATTTCAATATAATCGCTAACTGCTAAATTCAAAACTCCACTAATTTGCATTGTAGGATAAGTTGCACTAGCTGGAATTGCCAAAGATTGGGCAGCTGAACCATTTTTGTAAATTACTATTGTTCTGGCTCCAGAAGTATTTGCATCTACTTGGCACCAAGCATAAATACCGTAATATCCTGCTTTGCCCGATGGAATTGTAATTCTTGAATTGTTTGTTGCATTGTCGTGGTATCCACCTACGTCAAAAGTTTCGGTGTTCCAAGTCAACGCTGTATAGGTGGCACTGGAAATAGTTTGGTCAGTTGATGAACCGACACTTGCGCCAGAAAATGAAGATGCACCCGCAGCTGCTGCCCATTTAATACCTGTTGCGGCGGTCGAATCAGCTGTTAATACTTGTCCATTTGTGCCAACTGCTAAACGGGCTGGAGTATCAGCTGCAGTCGCAGTAATTAAATCGCCTTTTGCATCCAATATAACTAATGGATCAATAGCTACCCAAGAAAAATCAAGATCAGTGCCTGTTGCTTTAGCCAACACTTGACCAGTTGTTCCACCTTTTAGATCCACGAATGCGGTATCTATATCTTGACCGAGTGCGGCAATGGCGGTTGCGCCATCCTTTACTAAGTCTGTTGATTGGGGTATATCCCAACCGAAGTTCGTTGTTGTAGTTGCCATTAAGCTACTGCTCCTATCGCGTTGATCCAAGTGAGTGTGGGGGACAAGGTATTCCAAGATTCAGCCGCACTTACCGACTCCCATTTTACCGCAACCTGGGAGAAACTTATCGGACTTGCGTTGAAAGTTATGCTCAGCGAGTTATAAGAAGCTTGGAAAGTCCAGCCTTCGATATAACCTTGGAATGAGCCATCTGTGATATTGCCTGGGATATTCTGAATCCATACCGGCTGACCAATAAAGATATTTAGCAAAGCATTGCGGTCTGAATCATCTATTTCACTATTGCCAAGTGGAAAAGTAATTGATTGAAATTTAGGAAATGGAGCAGATCTAAGGTCAATAAAACGGTCTGCTATATCTTCGGCATCATAGGAATGTTTGGCTGATGAAGCAAAGGATGAGCCAAGCAACCCATAAAGTGTCTGGCTCTGTATATCTTCGGCAGTATAACTTCCAGACCCGTTGTTGTAAGTTATTGTAAATTTGTTCCGGATATCTCCAGATTTAATAACTGAAGAGATTCCTACGCCTAGGGCGTTATTAGCATCAAGAATGGTGTAGCCATTATTAGCAAGATAATCCTGGCGATGAGTGCTATCTGCATACCCGATATTTCCGCTGGCATCCTCGTAAACAATTCCAAGTCCTGAGTTAGCCAATTGAGAAACTAAAGAATAAAGGTCGCTTGGGTTAGAACTTCTGGCTACCATTTCATAGTTGCCTGGTTGGTCAATTTCGCCGAGTCCTAGGTTTGCAGCATTAGCCCAGGTAGTTGTTGGATCATAGGCAGCCCAAGTCTGAGCAGCTGGAACCTCGTTCCATTGCCCAAGCAAGTAACCAGATAAGAGTGCATAAATTTGGTCGCCCTCGTGGTCTTGGCTTAGAACTCCATTATCAATAATTTTGGGAAGTTTAGAAAGAGCGCCTAGGGCAGTAATCTTGGCTGCAGTAGTAAAACCTGTTGATCCTGCACTGACCACTGAAATTTCAAAGTCGGTTATGTATCCACCAAAAATTGGTTTGTAGGTAGCAGTTGAGTCTTGAACTTCAATTGTAATCTGTGTTCCGACATTAAAGGTGTAACTTGTATTTACAAGGTTAATAAGTTGCACACTGCAATAGCCAGCGACTGGTTGAGAATTTATGTCAGTGCGTCCAGAAGTGATTGTTAGATTGGCTAGGGTTACGTCAGTAACTTCTACGCTGTCAACAATTACACGCCAGACTGGAGTCCATTGAGTCATTAGAAGCTTACTGCTCCTATGAGTCCAGAAGCCCCTAGAGTTCCTCTAGCTTGTGAGTCATTGAGAAGCGACACAATTTGGCGGGCAGTGCTTTCAGAATCCATTGCACCGTTAACTGTTACGTTGTAGATGTTTTGCTCAGTCTTAGTAAGTTGAGAGTCATAACCTGCGCTTGGCATCATCGGAGAAGGCATACCTGACACGTTTGCAACCGCTACGCTTTCGGCGGCTTTTACTGCCTTGGTAACACCCGCTGCAACTTTAGTTGTGCCAGTCTTTGAGCCGCCAGTTCCACCCATTGGGAAATTGATATTCATTGGAGTTGAGCTGCGATTGACTGCAACCTTTGGTGCTGCCGGAGTTACAATTCCTGCATACTCATTAGCCAAGGCGACTGTTTCATCCGCGCCAAGAAGCCAATTCTTAGGATTTGTAATAACTTTGATTAAGCCAAATGTATAGGCAATTCCTTGGATTAATTTGTTAAACACCTTAATAACATTTTCTGCCCAGCCAATGACTTTTGCCAAACCTGAAGTGCTGCCAGTGTTTGCATCTGCGTTGAATACTGTGAACAATTTGCTAACACTTACTGCCATCTCTCTAAACGCTTTTCCTAGATCATAAGAAGCTTTGGCAGTTCCTTCTAAACTTTGTTCCATGCCTTCATTGCCAGTTAAGCCGCCAACAAATGCGTTGATTTGTGGCAAAACTCGCTCGGTTATAAAACCAACTAATTTTGTTAAGGCTGGCAATAATGCAGCGCCGACCGATTCCTTGGCTTCATCAAGAGCAGTTTTTAATCTTTTCATTCTTCCTTCAAAAGTATCAGCCTGGACGCTGGCTTGGTCTTTGAAAGTAGAAGCTAATGCTTTTGTAGCAGCATCAAAATCTTTTGATTTGACAATAGATTCATCAAGTGGAACACCTAAACGCTTTAATGCGCCATAGTTACCATCATGGGCTTTTGCTAATGCTTCGCTCACGCTTTGAAGCGACTTCCCGCTTCCCGCAGCAATATCTAATGCTAAAGTTTGAAGCCTTTGCGCTTCATCCACATCTTTAACACTTCTGGTCAAACGATCTAGCGATGGGCGGAGTTCATCATCTGTAACGCCCGTTGCCAAACTTGTTTTGGTTATATAAGCCTCGACTGATGCTATTTGTTTGTTTGTTGCGCCAGTAACATTTTCAAGAGTTTTGGCAAGGCTTGCTTGTGCCTTCTCATCTGCAATTGCAGATTCGACACCTTCCTTGATTAACTTGCCAGCATATAGAGCTGCAGCCGCAGTAGCAGCGGCAAACGCCAAACCAGCCTTTTTGCTGAAACCTTCTACTTTATCGCCAAAACTTTGGACATCTTTTTCACTGGTTTTTAGGCTATCGGTTAAACCTTTAACTTCACCAAGGATTGCTAATTTAAGCGTTCTGGAATCGGTAGCCACTAGAACTCCTTAATAATCTTCGAGAATGCTTCTTGCCATTCTGAAATAATATGAGGCTGGGCAGCCTTAAGTGTTGGGAAAATAAAGTAACCTTTATTGCCTCTACCAAGTGAAGGTGTTCTGTTTGGGAATTGTTTGAATCTATTAGATCCAAATTCCATTCCGCCCCATAAACATCTGGTAGTTCCACCACCTGAAAATCTTTGAGAAGCGAACCCAAGACTAATTTCGCCTATCTTGGAACTTTTGGAAACCTTACCGCCAGAAGCAATTCTGGTTGCAACCTTTGTTGCTACGGTTCTAGTTCCTGCAGCTTCTTTAATCTTTCCTAATGCGTAATCTGCCAGAGCGCCTGAAACTTTTTTGGCTTCAGTTATTGCAACTTCATCCATAGCTTTGAAGGATCTGACTACCTCTCGGATTTCTTTCCGATTGTAGGCTTCAACCTCTGCCTGATTCATTGCGCTCCTTTAGAATTTCAAATGCGGTAAGTATTTCCTCTGCCGTTTGCCATTCGCTCATCGGGATACCAGTCAAAATTGCCAAATTGACTAGAGTCCGATTTATGCTTCCTGGCTCGTAGCTTTTGGGTCTGACTCACCTACGATTACATCTGCAACCGTTTCCTGCCATACTTCAAAAGATTTTACTGGCTTACCAGCGGCTTCACGCTTGTGTGCGTAATATGCCAAAAACATTAAATCCCAGATGCCTATATTGTCTTGCGCCTTGGAAATTGTGTTTCCAGTTGCCTTTTCCCATTTAGCCCACTCTGGCGGTTGAGCAGTATAAGTTGCCTGTTCGCCAGAGTTGAATTCGATGGTTATTGGTAGTTTCATTTTTGCTCCCTAGATTGTTTTTAGCTGAATGTTTCGGTTGGTGTTCCGACTACCAGCATAGACCATGAATCTGTTTGCGCTCCTGGTGCAGCGCCACCAACTCCTGGAAATACTGGATATGCAGTTCCAGCAAATACTGCGCCTGTTGCAGCAGTAATTGAATATGCAATTGCAGTGTTTGGTGCTGATTCAGCAGCTGACCACATTGCTTCGCATAGTGATCCGGTTGCGCCCCAGTCAGATAGAAGTTCGACTGCAAGTGTCCACTGATCGTCAGTGTGCTTGTAAGCCTTGCCATCTAGTGTCTGATAAGTGTCGATTACTGGTGAGTTTGTCAAGGTAACGCTAGTTGTTTGCGCATCGTAATTTACTGTTGCGATGCTGAACGTAATGTCGCGACCTGTAATGACTGTTGTTGGCATTTAGGTTTTCTCCTTAGTTGGTTTGCGTGTAGTAGGTTGCCACGCTTATATCTGCGACAAGCAAATTGCTAGCGCCTACTTGTGTAACGGTTGGTCGTTGAACTGCTCCTACTTCATACCCCGCTGGGATTGCAGAAACAACACTTATGATTAGCTGCTCGATATTGTCGAGAGACGCTGGGTTGCTATTGTAAGCAACGCAGACTGTGATTGTGTAATTAAGTTTGCAGTGGAAAGATGATTTTCCAATAGTATTAAATTCGATATACGGTGTATCCGGAACGCACACAATTGCAGGTGGAATTACTGTCTCTGGAACGTAGGCATAGACATTTCCAGCAACGCCAGCAAGGGCAGTTGCCAACGGTTGCCTAACGGATGAAAGGATCGTTGATGCGGTCATTGAACAATAGACTCCACATCGATATATGCCCCAAGTAGTCCTACGCAGCGGTTAAATAGTGAGCGCCCCATCCGATACGGTGTTGGTGTGAAATCCACACCCTCTATTTGTCCGCCAGGAGCGACTCTGGATTGAAAGACTTCAACGGAAACAACTAGAACGGCTGACTCGACTGCCGAAACTCCAACATAAGTTGAAGCTCCTGAAAGTGTTGCTAAGCCTGAAGGAATTACATTTTTTGGAAGAATGTTTGCGTTAGTAAGAGCAACTGAAAATTCATAGTCTGAAGGAACGGCAGTAATAGTAAAAGTGCCGTTGAATGGTGATCCGCAACCAGTAACAACAACTGATTGGGTCAAAGAAAACTCGTGAGCGCCTAGGGTGTGAAATGTAGCCACATTTGATTCTAGTTCGACTGCATCGATTGGTTGAGCATATCTCGTGAGCATAGGAAGAATTAC